GCGAGGACGCGGGCATCGACTGGAAGATGTTGGTGGTGAGCGCGCCGACGGGACCGGCCCTAAGCCAGTCGCGGCACATCAGCTCTATGTCGACATAGGTTTTGGCGATCATATGTGCACCGCCCGTACCGCTTCGATCGACGGACGCACATGCAACTGCTTCTTGTTGCGTCTGGTGCCGAACTCGACGTACTTCCAGTACATGGCGCTGGAGGTGATGACCGCCCCTTCGGGTGTCGGTTTGGCCTCGTATGAGTCGCGCAGGTTGCCGGTACGAACCGGCGCCTTGGTGCGGATGACCTCAACGATCTGCTGTGCGATCAGCAGGCATTCCCGGTGGGCGACAGGAATGATCACCTTCATGGCGAAGTTGGTGTTACGGCGCGGTCGTGGTGCAGGCATGTCACACCAGCCCTTCGACGCGTTGCAGCTCGCCTTCCAGGTGGCCGTAGCCCGCACTGAAGGCACCGATGCGTTGGGGATCACCGACTTTGGCGATCCACTCCACCTGATAGGTCCAGCCGTCGAGTGGGTCGATGATGAAATACCGGTGGTCGATGTCGCAGGGGTCGCAGACCAGGCGGTACTTCGTGATGCCCTGGGTGTTTGACTGGCCCATTTCGATGCTGGCGGGCGAGGGTTCTATCACCGCCCACACCAGTTGGAACTTGGGCTCCCACGGCAGAGAGCCCGATGGCGGATCCCACGGTTCGTCCGGGTCGGTGTTGATGGCGAACCGGTGCACCTCCACCTGATGGGTGTAGGACGGTATGCCGAGTGACTGTGGTGGGCGGGCGTACGGCATGACCTCACCCCCTGTGCTCTATCGGGTCGTGCCGCCAGTGCCGCGGGAAGACTTGCGGGTGGGTGTCGCCAGCTTCGGTTCCGCCTTCTTGCGGGCACCCGGCTTCTTGCGTGGAGTCGGTGTGGGCGCCTCATCGCTGCTGACCTTCTCGACACGCTTCTGCCAGCCGTAACGCTGGACCCGTTCGGAGTCGACAAGGTCGCCGATGTTGTGTGCCCTGGCGTTGCCGACGAACAGCGGCTTGGTCGCGCGGTACTGCGTCATGACCTGCTCCTTCAGGGAAGCCGGAATGGATCGAGCAGGCGGGTTTCCAGCTCGTTGGTGAGCCAGCGCCGGGTGACGGTGCCGGCTGAGGCTTGGGATAGCCGCTCTGGGTTGCCGTATTCGCGGGCGGCGATGGTGAGCGCCACCAGGGTCGGCCCACCGGGGCGGGTGGTGTATCCGTGCTCGAAGTTGACCAGGACGTTGGCGACACCGGCGGTCCACACCGGGTAGTACAGGTAGCCGATGTCGGACCACTCGTAGTCGGCCGGGTCTATCAGTACGCCATCGAGGACGACGGTGTTGACCATCGACAGGGCCATGGTGGGCAGCTTGAGGATGTCGGTGCCGTCGCCGTCGAGGAAGACGGTTTCGACGGTGGACGGGAACAGCACCCAGCCGCAGTATTCGCGTACGACGAGGTTGGCAACTTCACATGCCAGTGATGCCGCTTCGTCGCCGGACAGGTCACCCAGGTGCAGGTAGTTCCCCAGGTCTAGCTCGTTTAACCCTGCCGGCACCTCCGGGGCTTAGGGGTGGGGGGCCGCGCGGGTGCTAAGTCCGGCACGGCCCCACGATGGGGGTTGTATTCAGTTGTGGTTGCGGCGGGCTGTCTACTGCTCTTCCTCGTCGACCGGCTGCGGCTCTGCCGGCGGTGGTGGTGGCGTTGGCTCTGGCTGTGGTGTGGGCTCGCCCGGCTTGGGACGCCGGTGTCCCTGGTCATCGTCCTCCCAGGGGTGGTCTTCCTTGCCCTTGTGCTGGTTCACTTGTTACCCCCCTCGTATTCGCGTGCCTTGTTCGGCGGCGTGCGACTCTTCTGCGACTGCATCAGCTTCGACTGTTCCTGCTCGGCCATCCGCTTGGCCTTCTCGTCCTTGGTGGGTTGGCGCGCTGGTCCGCCACCTTCAGCGGGCACCCACCCTTGGCTTTCATAGTCCTCCGGCGTGAGCTGGACGGTGGTGGGTACGCCATTGAGGATCACGTCGTATTCCTGAAGTTCCTGCGGCTGCTCTGACATGCTGCTGCCCTTTCTTTGGTTTGGTCGTGGTGGGCGCGTGGGGTCAGCCGCGGGGTTCGGTTCCGCCTCGCACCCACCACGAGACTCAGGTGAGCGTGATGCGAACGAAAGCGGGCGGGCGGAGCACGGCGAACGCAGCCCGAAGCTCGGCGAGGATGGCCACGAGGTTTCTAATAAAGAAGTCCCGTACGTCCGAAGATGCCTGGATGGTGGCCTGCTCCCGGTCGTACAGGACGGCCTGACGCCAGTCCGCGCAGTAGGCAGTACCGGCGGGCAGGGCCTCCGACGTGACTACCGGCAGACCCCACAGCATGTTGGGTCCGAGCGCGAAGGGACCATTGCCGTAGAAGTTTCCTGTGGAGTCCCGCAGCAATTCGACCTTCTGCCAGTCAACGGGTGAGAGCACGTAAGCCGACGGCTGCGCACGGCCACCGATCTGGACCTTCGTGCGCGCCCGACGGAACGCCTCCAGTGAGGTCACGTCGGCGGATGCGCCGGATTCGAGCTGGACACCGGAGACGAACTTGAGGCCGAGGAAGTTCTCACCGGTCCCGTCGCCGCTGATCATCTGGTCTTCCAGTTCCTCTTCCAGCCCGGAACGCAGGAAGGTGTCGATCAGGGTCTGCATCTGTGACGCATCGGCCAGTGCGCGCTTGGTGATAGCCAACCAGTGCGCGATGGTTTTCACGTTCGTCGTATGGCGGATGAAGTCCATGGTGGACTGGGGCTTCAAACCGCCCTGGACGGGGGTGACAATCGGTGCGGTGGCGGAGATCGGCTCATCGGTGGTGGCCTCAGCGACCGGCGCCGCGTTGTTGGTAACCGTGTTGAGCTGCACATACTCAATAGTGTCCGAACTGGTGTTTCCGTTCGTCACCAGTTGCCTGATAGACAACGGTCGCGCATACGTCGGCGAGAGCATCCCGCGGTAGTCGGACTGTACGAGCCCACCGGCGGAGGTGTCGGAGGTGCCGGTGATCAGCCCGGCCTTGACCCGATAGGCCCGCGACTGGACGTTGGTCTTCTCGCTGAAGTGCCCACCGTTGTACTTGATCAGCTCCCGGTATTCCTCAGAGCTGGTGAACTCTTCACCGAGGCCGTAGCGCCGGTTGTCCTTGCTGGACTTGGTGACCTGCCGCTCATCGATGACAACAGGCTCATCTGGGTAGCCGAGGTTGCTGGCGAGGTCTGCGAGCTGACCCTTACGCTCCATGAACCCCGTCAGGGTTCGCTTCACGTCGCGGGCCTTCTCGAAGTGTGCTGTGAACTCTGCTTGTTCGGCTTCGGTGAAGGGTCGGTTCTCCGACTCTGCCCGTTCGGCGATGGCCCGCGCAGAATTGACGGCCTCATCTACCGCAGCCTTGAGTGCGTGGCTCATGCGGTTTCCAATCTGCTCAAGAGAGACCCGTAGGTGATCTCGTCGTATTCGAAATCGGCGACCAACAGGTCGACTTCGGCGCGGGCTTTGGCCACGCCAGGCCAGCGCGTCGGTTCAGCACCGGCCTGGCCCGTCTCGGGTGGAGGGTCGGACTTGGCACCCAGGAGTGTGGTGTGGGTGTTTGATGGGATCTGTGTCGGCGAGATTTCGTACACCCAGAGATCGGATAATTCGTTGGGTGCGCCGCCGCCGCCGGCTTTCGCGCCGCCGGGCATAACGTCGTAGCCGTAGGAGAACTGGGTGGTGCGGCGCTTGCGCAGCACCCGCAGCGCCTGCCTGGCGATCTCGGGGGCGTCGTCACCTACATCGATCTTGGCTTTCACCCACAGCCCGCCGTGTGCCTTCAGGTCGTCACTGGCCCACTGCGGCACCCGCGCGTCGTTGCCGGTGACTTCCGCCATGTCCAGCACCGAGCCGATGTTGAAGCGCGGATCGTCGAGGCGGTGGTGCCACAGGACGGGCATGGTGTCCTGGCTGTCACGCCACACGCCGATGGACTTGTGGAAGGCACCGGGGCGGACCACATCGTTGTCGTAGTCGGTGACGTTGAAGACGCTGACGATGGCCTCGAACGTGCCTTCGTCGTCGACTCCGCCGCCTTCGCCGATGGCCTTGGTGAGTGCTGCCGGCGCGGACTTGTATCTCATACCAGCATCTCCTCAATGGTCGGCGCGGCGAGGTTGATGGGTAGTTCGCCGTGGATGGTGCGGGCCTTGAGCGGGAGCTGCCCGTTCGATTCGGCGTTGCTGGGGTTGTTCGGTGCGGTGTCTTTCGGGCTTGCCAGGCCGCCTTCGGTGACGTTCATGGGCACGATCAGGTCTTCGGTGCCGGGCAGCAGCGGAAGGTTCAGCCGGGCGCGGGCTTCCGAGCGCGACATGACAGGCGCACCGACGAGAGCGGACAGTGCTGCGGCCTGTTCCTCGAAGTCGCCGCGTAGCTTCTCCGCCAGGTTGAACTCGACATACGTGCTGCCGTCGAGCGCGCCCGGGTCGAGGTCGATGAGCAGTTGTGTCTCGATGTCCTGCGAGAGCTGCGTCAGCCACGGACCCAACGAGTCCTGGTACAGGATTTTGTGGACCGCCGGCACCGACGACTGGGTTCCGCCGGCTGTCGGCGAACCGAGCATCATCGGGTGAACGTGGTAGAGCATCGCCACTTCATCCAGGGTGCGGGTCCGCGATTCGACATACTGCGCGTCTTTGGGCGTCACCCCCGCGTTGACGAATTGCATGCCCTCTTCCAGCACGGGCGTCCCACCGACCTGCGGGCCGTCTCCGCTGTACTGGTTGCGCCAGTCCTGCGTGAAGCGGTCTTTGGCTTTGTCGGACCATGCCGGTGCGTCCAGCGGTCGGGCGATGTAGCCGGCAACCCTGGCACCGTTGGTCCACAACTGTTCCCGGAAGCTACTGGCGGCGTAGTCGTCGGCGAGGATCTGGCGCAGCGTCTCGATCGGGCTGTATCCGGTCCGCGGGTCGTCCGGGTCGTAGAGGTGGAAGTGCACGACATCTTCGGCGGGGAAGACGCGGGCGCCGCTGTTGCCGGAGAAGCGGTAGTCGGGCGGGTTGACGAAGTCTTCGCCGATGATGTCCATGAACCGCCGCGGTACCGGCAGCACACCGAACTGCCCGCCTTTGAACTTCATCTTCAACCAGAAGGCGTCACCGAAGATGCACAGCTCATGCATCGTCCAGCTCACCAACTTGTATTTGGTCCACTTGCTGCCGACCACCGGCATGGGGTGTTCCATGAGCACCGACAGCGGATGGTCCAGCAGCTTGGTCCGGTCTTCG